TTATCACCACCTCCATCTTTATTGGTAAACATATTAGCCATTTTAGATAAAAATCCTTGTTTCTTTGGTTCTTCTTCTTTCTTTTTTTGTAGATATTTGTACATATCTTTATGTGTGTCAAATACTTCTATTCCATCTTTTGTATTAAGTGTAAGTTCATCGGTATTAATATTATATCTATAATCTGCTACTTTTTTACCTTTGTACAAAACTTTACCTTCACCATCAGTTTTATAATCAGATACATCCACATCATCATTACTTCCTTTTTTGGTAGATGGAGCTTTACCACCAAATACCGATGTGCCTTTAACTGTAGTAGATGATTGTACAGCTTGACCTGCAGTTGTATTTTTACCTGCAATATTAACTTTTGTATCAGGTCTTAACTTATGTTGTTTATTATAAGTGTCAAATGCAGCTTGATTTCTAAAATCAATCTCTTTTAGTGGGATAAGGTCTATTAAACGCATATTATTGTTTATTAATTGGATATAATTATATGATATAAATATAAAATTTTAACTTATAACCTCCAAATCGTTATAATTCTTACCTTCATAAGCTCTAACTGGAAAATTACCTTTTTCTAATATAGTCGTTAGAGAATTTAAAATCTCACTTTTCTCCATTGGATGAGTATCAATTAAGAACGCATCGTAGGTATAAAGTATCAATTTCGACCTTCTCCCATCCAACCATTGCATCAACTCTCTTAATTTCTTATAATTGATTTCAGTCTCCAAAGCTTGTAATAGATAGTTAAATACCTTTTGTTCGTTTGCTCCTTCAATTCTACTAAATGGAATTTCTCTTCCAAAGATAGGTGTTATTAACTTTCCGGAGATGATGAACTTTTTGTATAGGTCTTTAACATACACATCTACCTTTTGAAAGAATGGTATTTGACGAGCTACATCATCTAATCCTCCATAAAGATACTTAAAGGTTTGTCCCTTAGATTCATTATAGTCCTCTATCCCATACCACTTTGCAAGATGTTGGTGAGCAGTCTCTCCCAAAGGAAATTCATATCCAACCAACTTACCAATTAAACGAATGTGATAAGACTCATAGTCAAATTGAATTAGAGTACCCTTATCGAACCTGCTAACGAAATTAGACCTACTACCATCCGATTTGTTTAAAGCAGAGTAATTGATGTTTAAATGACGATTGGAGGGTCTACCTGTTGTGGTATACGGGTTGTATTGCGTGAACACAAAACCATTACGAAGATATTTGGGATTGAACGCAAAACTATCAATAAAATTTTCCTCTACGACTTTTACCCCAGCCCCTTCCAACCTTCCTAATAAACTGATAGATTGTGAATATTGTCTATTCCATTTATTGTCCGATTTGATAATTTCTATTTTAGAAAGTAATTCATACCATTTCAATAATGGAACACAATCATTCAATTCTTTAAAGTCTACTCTATACCCTCTATAAACCTCTTCTGCGAACTCATTGAATACAAATGGAATACCTTTCTCTTCAAAATATGCCCACTCATAATCAATCCCTATGCTACCTATATAACGATTTCCTAAAACCAATGTATTTGGATTTGCTAATCTATCAATCTTAACAGTTTTACATTGTTGTGCGTCTATGTGGTTGAAATTAATAATATACTCCTCATCCTCCGTTCTTAAATATAAAAACGATATGCTACAATCAAATTGATGTGCTCTAGGTGAACTCCATACTGGAACCATTAACTGAATTGGTTTATGGTTTTGGCAAAAAGAAAGAAGGATATGATTATTTTCTATTATCTTCATATTCTTCTAATTTACGATTTTTTTATGACTTTACCAAATTTATTCCGACCAATGTTTTTGTCTTAATGAATAAATATGAATTGGTTCTCTTTTCATTTGATTTATTGGGTTAAAACAAATATAATCAAAATTATTTTAATTATCAAATTTTTATATGATTTTTGTTCAACCTATTTATAAAATTGTAAAAGATTAGGAAGATATAATCCTATATTTTTAATTTTTGAAGATGCAAGTCCGATTGCCGCTTTATTTGAATTTCTAACACCTTTATCCAATTCTAAACCATTTAAATCGTAGGTCGTTTCAATCGGACCAGATATTCTCCATTTTATACTAACCACTTTCCATAATGGATTTTCACTATATTTTGTATGGGTTTCTTCATCTATTTCAAATAAATGCCCGTTACTATCATTTTCGATTTGGATAAAATATCTTCTTATAAATCCCAATTCATAGTCTTTAGTCGTTGGTGATGGTACTATTGTTTTGGGAATATCCATTTTAAATGCATTCAAATTACTTACAATATCAGTATACATAGTTTTTATTTTAAACCCATTGCCAAAAAGCATCTATTGTTGTTACCCAACCATCCGTTAAATTTATATCATGAATTATATTTTGAATTCTAAATCTACCCAATTCATTATATAATTCCGAAACACCATCAACTTGTATCAATTCACCACAATTTATACCACTAATTCCATCTATTTTTAAACTTATTTTAATGTTTGTTGGCACTTGCTGTTTTTTTAAAGTATATTCTTCTCTAGCAAGTCCCATAAAAGAATATACCCAATCCGGATTTTTAACAACCATTGTTTTTGGTTCAGTATATTTTGGTAATACAAATTTAATTAAATCTTTTATTGACGCTTTGTTAATATCATCTTCCTTTTGACTGCCAGATTCTTTTTCATTATCTTTATCTTTATTATTATTTGATATGGGTTGTGTCAAATTTTGATACATAATTTGGTCTAAAACATAATATCCTTCAGTTGTAGTATGATTTGCCATTGAAGTATATAATGAAACCCTATCTTGTGATGTCAATTGATAAGTTTTAACATCGTATTTTTTAGCTGCAAGGAATGCGTTATAATTCCAAAGTGACATAGCTGCTATATAATCTGTGTTATCAAAATCAAATGCAAAATCTCTAACTATGGAATTTACCGACAATGGTTTAAATCTATAATCTTCTCTATCTTCCAATATTTCTTTTATATGTTCCGATTTTATATATAATTTACTATCCATAATAGTTGCTTTACTATCGGTCATTAAATTTGCATATATTAATTTATATTGGCCAAAACTTTTTCCATTTATTAATTCTAATATGTTTGCTATAAAATCTATTCTACTATACGAACTATACCAGGCAGTTTTTACCACATTATAACTAATAAAAATATTTAATGCATTACCTATTCTATTGTCACCAGATGCTTCTAATGGTACTTCATTTCCATTTGGTTCTATAAATTTTATTTTTCGTTTTTCTATAACCGATTTTCCATTTATTCTCGCATCTATTGTATTTTTAATATCTCCTACAATTTTTCCCTTTTTATCTATACTAAAATTTGGTAATTCTTCATTTGGAAATAATACATCTTCATCAAACGCAACTCTATATTTGTGTATAGTAATTGGTATTATAGTTTCTGATGTGGTATCATCTATTTTAAAAAATTTTGCACCCGTTGGGTCACCATTTGGTGAATAAAAGGTAAGCTTTGGGTCAGTACCACCCCATGCAACCACATTATTTAATAAAACTTCTAATACAAATTTTAAAGATAGATATGGTACCGCACTTGCAGTTCTTTTTAAACTTGCATCACCCGTTTTATACCAGTTAAAAAATTCTTTTTCCCATTCTGCCGGATTTAATTTTAATAAATAATCCAATTCAACACCTTGTAAACCTAAGCTTGGATTGGAAATGGTATAACAAAGTTCCTGAAATTTGGTTGGTTTGGGGTCAGTTGGCATTTCAGGTGGTGTATATTGTTGCGCATTAAACGATTTTGGTAATAAATAAGATATTTCGTTACCTTGTGTTATTGTTAATTGTGCTATATATGTTCCATCAGGTTCTATTTTATATGAATACGCCGAAACTCTACCGACCATTCTATCATAACTTCCTTTTGAATCTTCACATTTTTTTAAATATTTTTGAAAAGATGGTATTGATGGATTTGAATAATCAATCCAATTAGTTACAAATTTTTCATAATTATTTTTATTTTCAATTATACCAGATTTAATCAAATCATTTCCCATTAAATTATCACCAAATTCTATCATAATTGGTGCCACACCTTTACAAAAAAATAATTCAAACATTTCAAGTTGTTTGATGGAAAATAAACGAATATGGACACTTGCAATTTTCATAGTATTACCAGTACCATCCGTATTTATATTTAAAGATTCAATTATTGGGTGTGATATAACTCTACCGGTTTCATTTAATGTAGTAATTTTTTTGCCATTAAAATCATAACCAACAAATGATTTATCGGATTGATAATTTATTTCATGTAATAATACCGTATTCACTCGATTAGTTATAACGCACCCATTATAATCAGCGGAACTACCAATTTCACCCTTTGCTATTTTTCCAATTTTTTCTAATATCTCTTGTTGGTCTGCAGATGGTGAATCTTTTATAACTCGTGAAGCGGAAGACATTATAAAAAATGGCATTTTGGTATTTGAACCCCATGGATATTTTTCTCTTTCTTTAAATACCTCAACCATCCATTTTTTCAATGGGTAAGTATTATTCATATAACTTATTTATTTATTTTTTGTAAATCTGCAATTATGGTTGAAACATCGGATGGTATTCTTAATTGTTTACCGGTTTCTATCGATAAAGTTGCATCGTTTAAATTATTTGCAGTTGCAATAATCCACCATAGATTTTTATCTCCATAATATTTGTGAGCCAATAAATCCAATCTATCTGATAAATCTGTTATAATATAAATATCGTTGTCCGTTGGTTTTATTTTTGGATAAATTATTGATTCTAAATATTTCTTTTTGGTTTCTTCGGTTGTTAGTGTTTTACTATATGTGTATCTATTTGCCATTTTTATTATGATTTTGAAGAATGGTTTTTTGTCCATTTTGCTAAGTCTTCTGCGGTAGAAGATGTTTTATAGTCAGTATTCGTTGCTTGTGTTTTGGACAATGTATCCATATTATAAGTTATCGTTGCATCTGTTCCATTTATCATATGCGTTTCCAAAATTGTTAAACCCATAGACACATTAACCACCGTTGGATATGTAATTGTTTCCGAACCAGCCGTTGCAAAAAATGGGTCATCGGATGCCCAAGATACATCATTATCAATTTGCATATCCATCGATGTTATTATGCAATTTAAATTTTTATATAAATTACCCAAACTAAATTTAATTATATTTGGTGTAAATGCAAGTGGTGCATAATTTGATACACCGCCCAATTGAATTACAGCTAATTTTTCTTGTGGGAAGGCCAGTTTTTTCAATTCTTGTAATTTTTTACTCATCACATACATTTGGTTTGTACCACCACTATTAGTATCTAACCAATATACTTTAAAATCAAATTTAAGTTCTCTTTGAACACCTAGATACCTATAAACTTTAAATGGTGAACCAACGTATCTATAATTACCCCATTCAGGTTGTATATTTTCTGTTATATCACCAATGGCAGCTGGAAATACTAAATATTTATCTGCATTATTGGCTTGAAATTGAATGTATGCTACCGATGTTTTTAAATTTTTTTCAATAACTTTATCAAGTTCTGTTTTTGTAAATGTTACTTTATTTAATAATTCATCATTTATATCATCCCAATTACTAATTTTACCATCCGTTCTTTTTAAAAATCCTTCGGCTTTTAAAGGTGTTTTAAAATATTCGGAATTTTGTTTTTTATAGGTATTTGGAATTAATTCTGCATTGGATTGGTAGGTACTTTTACCTTTTTTTCTTTTACCAGTTAATAATTTAACTGCACCTTTTCTTACTGCACTTGCCAACGCATCTGCGGTTTTACCTACGACATTTTGTGCAATATCGGTTGTATTTCCTTTTAGTAATCCAGTTAAAAAGTTAGAATCCATTGGGGCCTGTGATACAAAATAATCCTTGCCTTCTTCAACTGCATATTTTAAACCACTATAATCACCATTTACAGGTTGTGTACCTTTTGAAATTGGTGCACCTAATTTACTTTCAAAAATAGTATCGGATGGTCTATTTGCCGACCCGCCAAATAAATTTCCCAAATTGAAACCCATTTTTCCTTTCTTATCTGGGTCATTATATCTAGTACCTCTAACTGCCATCGTTCTAGCGAGGTCAATAGAGCCTCCTGATTCAATTCTTATTAAATCGGTATTATATAATTTTGGAAGATTTTTATATAAGAGAATTCTTGGGCCGTTTGGATTTGTTTCTGCAGTAAATAAATCTTGTACAACTTGATATGGGCCGTTGAAAAGTTTAGAATCTATTCTATCTTTAGTAGGTGCTTCTATCTTTTCTACTCCTTTAAATCCGTCTAAATATAAATTTCTAAGAAATTGGGGCATTTATAATTTATTTATTATAAATATCTAATAAGATTATTTTGTAGTATTATTTGCCTATGGCTGCTTTGAATGCCTGACCTTGTTCTGTTGTTTTATTATTATTCATGTAAGTTTTTACCGAATTTGTAATATCTTTACCATCCAATATCAATTTGGTTGTACCTGCACCTGCACCTGCAATACTTGCAACCATTGCTTCTATGTTTTCAATTGCAATTAATAGTGGGTCTCCTGCTGGAACTGACATTGGCATCGGTGGTGCGGTGTTTCGGTTATAGGCCTCTTGTTCTGCTATTTCTTGAGGAGTCATTGGGGTGGTATCTAGCGCATCGAAGTAACTATTGGGTTTGGTCGCTTCAAATATTTTATCTGCACCATACGAGCCGGCCATATATCCCACTCCACCTGCTATTAAATCCAATGCAAAACCTACACCATAAAAACCTTTTAATGGTGCAGTTAGAGGTTGTACTGCGGCAACCGTTGCAGCTGCAGTTCCCCAACCGGTTGCCGGTGATACTACCGATTGTAGACCACTTTGTCCACTTTGGTATCTATTATACATATCATATCCTGTCATGCCCACTCCCAGCATTGAACCGAAATTCATTTTTGGTTTTATTCCTGAAACAAAGTTTTGATTAAATCCACCATTTGTAAAATAATTTCCATATGCTTTGGCGTTAGGAAACCCTGCACCAATTCCTTCTCCTATGATTGGTTTTCCTGCTGCATCTACAAATGTTGGATTTTTCCCCAAATTTTTAACCATATTAAATTGAGGACTGGCTGCTCCCGTTGCAGTAAACTCTGGAACAATTGGGGAACCTGGTTTACCATTACGAATGTATCTTTGTACACCAGTTTGACCTGCAGGTGCGTTTGTCAAAGCGGGGCCCTTTAGTCCTTTGAAAATACCATTTGCAAACAATAATCCAGCTCCAGATAAAACGGCTGTTAATATGTTTTTAAATAAATTTTCCATATAAGACTGATGTGCTTCAAGTCTTTGTATACGAAAAAATAATCTTCTATATGTTTCATCTGTTGTTTTTGCAACATCTATATATTGGTCAAATTTTGCGTCCGTAATTGCTTTAGTCATTGCAATTGTTGCGTCCGTTTGTTGTTTACTTAACTCTGCTGCAGAAGTTCTACCCAAAAATCCAGCGTTTTGGCCTGTTAATGTACTAGCTAATGATGACCTATTTGATGTTTCATATTGCCTATTACTCAGTTCATCAATACTCATACCAAATATTTTACTAAATTGGTCTTGTACAAATAGTCCACCATTTCTAACTGCTTCTAATGTTCCTGATTCTTGTATATTTTTATATGCTGCAGCATAATTTCCGCCCGCTGCCAATGCCAATGCTTCTGTGAAATCTACTCTTTGATTTAACATAGCAGATAACTTTTGTTGGGCCATTATAGTTTCTCTATAATTTAAAACAGCACCTTTAGCTCCTTCTGCAAATTTAAAACTAGTACCCATCTTTCTTAATTCCAAAACTTGTCTACTAAATGATGCTTCATTTCTAATATTAAAAGAATATAGTTTACTTGAAGCTTCCGCCATATCATTTAAAATATCATTTGGATTAACTCCGGCTTTATCTGCTTTTAGTGCTGCTGCATATGTCATACTTAATGCATCTTTTGCATTTGTACCTGTCAATCTTCTGTATGCATTTACTATATTAGCTAAATTACCTTCACTCACTCCAGACCATTTTGCAAATACTGCCATTCTTGCACCTATACTTTTATCACCGGTATTTGCTCCAGATGATAACGTATTCATAGCACCTGCAATAGTTTGTGCATTTACACCGGCCAATTCCAATTGACCTGCATTATATTCCACACTACCAAGTCCTCCACCCATAAATGCCGTTTGAGAAGCTGCATTAAATGCTGCCGTTAAACCTTGCATTTGATAATTAAAATCGGATGTTGCTCTCGCCATATAGACCAATCCCTTTCCGTATTTTTTTAGTTCTTGAGATTGTGTTCCGTCAAACTTTAAATTTTTTCCAAACTCAGCTTCAAATACTTTTAAATCCGCTTGAGCTTTTGCAATATCGGTCATATACATACTCTGACCTAAAAATGCATATTCGTCTGGAACAAATTCTGGCTTATAACCTGTGATTAATTGTGCAATACCTGCACCAACCGCTGCCCCTGCAGCAGCTGCTTGTAATCTATTTTTTGAACCGAACAACTCTTTCATATCATTAGCTACAGGTATTGCATCTAATAAAGTAGATTGAGCCATATCTCTCAATTCTTTTTTTTCATCTGCGTCTTTTCTAGATTTAGATGATGCATTTGATGCCGCTGCTTCTGACATTGTAAATGTTCCCATTGATTTAATGGTTCTCTTTAATCCTTTTAATTTTTTATCACTAAAATTGATTTGAGAGGAAACATCTTCCCAATGTTCTGCTAATTTAACTACACTTTCATTTAATTCATCTTCCGTTATTTTACCTCTATCTTTTTGTTTTTGTAATTTATTTAAAGTAGCTGGGAATTTTTTATATGCATTTAAAGTAGACAATATTGCTTCTCGTTGGTCTCCTTCTATATCCAAATTTTCTTTTAAGAACTCACCAATCGAAGAAGTCATAACTTTTGTTTGGTCTATAACCGCATTCATTCTTTTGGCCTCATTACTTTGTTTACCATATTGATTGGTAATACTATGTTGTAGACCTTCTAATTCTTTGAAATTTTCGGTAACAGCCTCTATTGATTCAACTTCTTTGTCAAATTCTTTTCTTAATTTTGCAGTTTCTTTCGACATAGATACCAATGTACCTCTTGCTTCCTGTAATTGCTCATTTACTTTATCAACATTTCTGTTTACTTCTTTCCAAGCATTGATTTGTCCATTTATATCACTTATGGCACGAGAATCATATAAAGATGTTTCTTCTTTTAGTTGTTTTAATCTTTGATACTCTTGTACTGCCGATTGTAATTGTTTTACTATATCGGCCTGAGTTCTTAATTCTTGTGCGGCTTCCGTTAAACGTCTTTGTGAATTATCTGCCATTAATATTGTTTATTAAGAACTTTGTCTATATTAGAACTATCTATATTATGTCTATCTAAAAACTTCTTCATGGTTTGTAAAGAATTTACTCTATCTTTATCCCATTGAGAATATACTTTACCCAATTTAGGGTCAGTTTGTTTTAGTTTAATAATAAAATCTTGTTCTTTTTGTCTTGATTTTGGTCTCAAAAACAAATCTAACAATCTCTTAATTGCACTAATTTCTACTAATACTTTTTTAGACATGGGGATAGTTTAGTATAAATATCATCTTCTCGATGTTTTTGATGGTGCAGGTGTGTTTTTATTTCTGGCAGACGCCATTGCTTTGTCATGTCTATCTCTTTCACCATCTTTAATTTTTAATAATTCTCTCCAATAAAATTCTCTCAACTTTGTAGGCATAAAATATAAATCACTCCAATTAAATCCACCATTTGAATTGTAGACCATTTGGAATAGTTTCTCATGTAATGCTACTGAATAGTTAGTCGGCAGGGTAAAAAAAGTCAGTCCCGAATGGGATACGAAGTGCCTCCATTTCACCGCTTACAGGATAAGTGTAATCAAATGTTAAATCTAAATCAGGAGTAATTTTTGACATATGTGCTCTTAAAGCTTTTGAATCTCCTGCTCTTAATTGATTGACAACAAAATTACTAATAGTTCCAACATCTTTATTTCCATTAACTTCTGTAATTATTTTTCTATATCTAGCCGTTATTTCATTACTTTGTTTTAATGTTTTTTCTGCAGCTTCTATATCTTTATTAATTACAATTTCATCACCATGTGTAAGTAATTTAAATTTAATTGGAGTTTTTGAAATTGGAAGAATAAAATCATATTCATTATTTCTATTCAATAATGTTTCATCAATTTCTTTTATCTTTATTTTAGATAAATCAACCGTAATATCTTCATTTAATCCTGTTTCTTTATCGTAAAATCCAATTACATAATCCGGTCCAAATGCTAACACTCTAGAAGTAATAAGAATTGCGTTCTTGTCACCAATTAATAAATCATTTATATTAACTCCAGGTTCTATTACTACTGATTCTAATAACTTATCCAAATGCAATCCTTTACGAATTAAATTGGTAGAAGTAAGAATATCTTCTTCTTTTGCAGTCATTAATTTGATTGTAATTTCACCTTTTGATAATGGACTACTTTCAGGATATACTAATCCTTTTGATGGTAAACTAATAATTTCCGTTGGGAAAGGATAATTTTTACTTGTTTGAGGTTGGATGTTTGGGCCTAAACCTCTTGAAAAATTTGGTTCAATGTTTTCACTCATAATATAACTTTTGTGTTTATTATATATATCTGCTTTTAAAAAAAATAAAAAGGGGATAACATTTCTGCATCCCCTTTCTTTATATAATTTTTAATTAGATTAGTATTCTAATATAGCTTGGTCGAATGTTAAAGTCAATTCAATTGAAACTGGGTCAGTTGCGTTACTCCAATCCATTTCACCAAAGTTTGCTGATGTGATAAATGCACCTTCTAATGTCCATTTTTCAACTTTATCACCTACTGGTCCTAAAGTATAGAAAGAAATAGTTTTCTTGTAGAATGCTGCGTAACCATCTCTACCTGTGATTGACTCATGTGATAATCTAATCCAATCCATAACTTGCTGTGCACCACTTGGTACAATTGGGTCATAAAGAGTGATAGTGATATCATCCCAGTTTGATTTACCTTTAATCTTTCTTTTAACATTGATGTGGTCTAATTCTACCGTTTCTGATGTAAAAGTTGGTCTGTTAGCCGTTTTAATCATATAGGTTTCGATACCACCGATTTCCATTATGAATCTGTTTGCTAATTTTGGTTCCCAATTCTTATAAAATATCTTGTCGTATTCGTAAATTTCTGGCATTGTTCTCTGATTTATTTATTATAAATATCTGTTTTTTAAATTATCCGTTAAAAGCTGCTCCAGTTGGTAAAATGTTGAAATCAATTTGAATGAATTCAGCCGTTTTAGTTGGTTGTAAAAAGATAGCACCTTTCATAATGTTTCTATCAATTACATCTGGAGTATTATTAGTGTCATCCATTACAACTCTGAAAGCGTATAAACCTTGGTTTTGTTGTATTGATGATAAATAAGGATTTACAATGTTTAAGAATGCGTTTCTAGTAGTAGATGTATTTTGTTCGAATACTAAATATCTTGAAGTAGAAGCTATGTACTTTCTAACTGTTAATAATAATCTTCTTACATTAATTCTATCTAATGCAGATGCTTTATCTTGTAATGTCTTTTGGCCAAATACTACGATACCTTGTCCTGGGAATTGTACGATTGGATTTACTTTACCTTCGTATAAATCATCTTTTTCAGTTTGAGTTAATCTATTCAATACACTAACTGCGCCTGTCAAACCACCTCTATTCAAACCTGCTGGTGCGAACCATTCTGCTGCTACTCTATCATTATTTGCAAATACACCTGGTAATAATACCGATGGTGGAACTGTAATTAATTTGTTTGTGTTAGCATCAACTGTTTTAATCCAAGGATAATAAGTTGCAACCATATTTGAATCAACTGCGTCAGCTTGTGTTGTAGCTTGTAAAACTGAATCAGCTGCTGCCGTTGTATCCATAATATAGAAACAATCATCTCTTTGTTCAACCATATCTAAAACTGAAGTTATTACTGAAGTATGTAATCTTCTAATAACACCCGGAGTTACAACCATATTGATATCAAATTCGTCAGCGTTAGATAATGCAGATATGTGTTTAGCGTATGCTACTGAACCACTTTTTAAAGATGTTGATAAATCAAATCCTTGTGAATTAGTTGCAGTTATATTTGTTCCAGTATAAATTGGAGTTGCCGGTGACATACCATCAAAACCTTCTTGAAATGCTACAACAAATTGTGCAGCTGCATCACCTACTGATAATGTACCACCATTTGTTGCGTCTAAACCAAATACTGAATTTGAACCTACACTTACTCCTGTTGGGATTGGTTTTAGGTAAATTGAGTTGTCGGTATTAAAATCTAAATCAATACCACCATATTGTGTCACCGATGCGGTTAAGAATGATACTGCAGGTATTTTTGAACCAACTGCTGCGGATGCAGAAACTGGTAATTGATACGCTGTATGTCCAAACGGAACTGCTTGAACCGGTGCCGATTCATTTAAGTTTTTAATTCTAACATATTTTGAATTATTAACCCAATCACCTGTTTCAGAAATTTTACCATCTGATGCGATTGTTATTTTTCTGTCACCAATTACTCTACTAATATAGTTTGGAGAGTTGGGGTCTAAGTTTACATTTGAATATGTCTCTAATACTATTTTCTTTTTATTGGTATCATTAAAATCTCTTATAACAATAGTAAATGTACCATAATCGGTACCATTTATAGAACCTGCTGCTTTTATATTTGTAATTCCAACTTTTATTTTTGTATTAGATGTGTTACCTGCTCCGATTGTTTCAAAACGGAATAAATCTTCTCTTATACCACTAATAGTTTGTGATTTAATAATTGGTGTTTGAGCTTCTTGTGCATCAAAATTAAATAATTGGTTGCCCAATACATTTATACTTGCAGATGCATGAGAATCAAAATTAATACCACTATTTTTGAAATATCCATGTACATATGCTGCTTTTGAACCCATTGCAGATGTTCCGAATACCGCTTCAACATCGTTTGTATCTGTTAACTTTAAAGATGCCGATGTGTTTAATCCATTACTTAAGTAAAAATCACCATTACCATTGTTATCTGCTAAAGTTGAACCTGAAAAACCTGCGTTTGCTCCTACTGCGGTATTAAATAAAATTGCTGCAGTTGAACCAGATACATCATATGTGATATCAAAACTAGCAGTAACTATATCACTTGCAAGTCTTGCAGCTGATTGTGATACGAATATTGAAGTAGGTGCTACTGTCAATCCACTTCCTTTTTGAGATATAGTAATTGCACTAATTGTACCATTTGTAATAGTTGCCGATGCAGATGGGTTTGTTGCAAATGTACCACCCTGAAAATATATAGGGGCTGTACCATTTGAAGTACCATCTGATGCTGAATAATTTGTTCCTGCTGATGATGTTAATAACGAATCAATCTGTCCTAAGTTAACTGCACTTATTAATAAAGGAGCGGTTTCGGTATATCCACCAACACCAGCTACTCTACAAATAGTTGCAGTTCCTGCTTCTCTTAAATAATTTTGTACTGCTAATGGAGTATAATATGTGTCATCTACTGTTCCAAATAATGTTTCAAATTCAGTTTGTGAATTTACGATTGTTGGTACTAACGGGCCTTCTTTGAAAGGGCCTATGAAAGCTGCACCGATGTTTGCAACACCTTGTTGCAAGAATGAAAGGTCATTTTCTCTCGTAAATACACCTGGTGATACGATTTTTTCTGCCATGTTATCTTTAATTTAAATTTATTAGTTCTCAATATAAATATAAAATTTTCAATCAAAACAACAAAATGTTATTTGTATGTTGGAGAGAAATAATTATATGTTTCTGTTACTTTTGTCGAATTTTGTAATACATTATAGAACAATACTGGTCCTATTTGTCCATTCCAAAACGTTGTTCTTGCACTATTACTACCAATTGTTAAATAGTTAGTAGATGCAGGTGCCGTAAATGCTGCTGCCGTAAATGTTCCTACCGATGTTCCGTCTACATAAACTGTTACAGTTCCTGATGGTTGGAATGTTGCTGAAATCATATACCAAACATTTGCTGATAATGATGTCGTTAATTGTGCACTATTTCCTAATGTACTACCATAGAATTTTACTCTATTTAAAGTAGAACTATCTGACGATTCAATTGCTAAACCATAAAAACCCGCGTAGTCAAAAATGTGTCTTGTAGTTGTACCCAATGTTGTAGTAGGTCTTACCCACATATGGATTGTACCAGTATTAGTATTGAATTGAGATAAGCCACCATTTATATTTGATGCAGTATCTTTATAAAATAAGTCACCACCATCAAAAGAATAATATCTTTCTTTTCTAGTTGCACCATTATTGTATGCCGGATTTGAACTCGCTCTCTCTAAAGGTGATTGTGCTCCAGGTCTAATACCTGTACCATATCCTGTCAAGTCTAATAAATCTACAGTTGGAGTTCCAGTTGCTGGCAATGTACCAGCTCCAAATGATGAGGTTTTTGATGGGTCAACATACATTCTTAAACCGGCTGCAGGGATAGATGGTTGTGTTGTTGTACCTTTATTATGTGAAATATATCCGTTTGAAATATAAACGTCAGCACTTTCAACATTCACAGTTACAATTTCAATATCTGCTTCTATTATTGCTATATCATAAACCAATTCTTCGGTTTCATCTTCTTTTACCAATTTATCACCAGGAAGAATATCTTCTACATTCTTAAATTTATATTTTCCAATCTCATTATCCCATACAAATAATGGGTGAGTACCTGTTGCTTTTATTGCACCATTATTTATTGAAAAATAACCAGATGCAAAGTTAAAAGTCAAATCGGAAACTATTACATCTTGTGATACACCTTCTAATGAATCTAATTGATGAAAACGCCATTCTATTTGGTCAGATTCTGCATCTAAATTCTCATCGGGTAATCCTGCTGGCACCCATGCTTTAATGGTATCACCAACATTTAAATCTTCAACATTAATTTCGGTATTGTTTGATAATTTTACTTTTGTACCAAATAATAAACAAAAATCAGGTTGATTGATTGTATTATAAACATCTACTGCGTATAATGTTTTTGTAGATGTAGTATTATACCCCGTTGCATTTAAATTATATCCATCTGCATATGTCATTGATAAAACTGATTCAGCTTCAGAATAGTTTGCAGCTGCAATTGATGCAGGTGTAATTGGAAACGATGGTGATGCACCTAATGTTGCAGTACCTACCGAAAAATTTGCATTATTAAATGATACTGTGTAATTTGCTGCTACACTACCAACTCGTGTTCCATGTAAAGAACCCTGTGAACCAAAAGAAAACGTTGCCGTTTCTGATGTGCTTTCTACTATATAAGTGTATGTTGGTTGATTTGCAGTTATAGTATCGACTGCAAATGAGCTAAATGCTGCGGCTGTACCAGCTGCTGCGTTCATAGCGTTCATTGAAACTTGCTGAGTAGTTCTCGTCGAACCCTGCGTTGCTCTGTATAAATTACCTAACGATAAATTTGTTCTTGCCATAGTATAAAGTGTTATTCTCCGTTATAAATATCTAAAAGTTTTTCTTTCCAATCATCTTTATTAGAAAAGTTTTTAATCATCCAATTCTTAAGTTTTTCAAATTCTGCTTTACGGGTTTCGTAATCATCCTGACAAATTGTTTGGTAGGTTTTTTTAAATGTTTCCTCATCAATCGCTTTGTACTTATAGTCAAGTGGAACATGCCATGTTTCATGTAATATTGGTAATTTACCCCAATCGACTGCTTCAAATATTCCATATCCAAATGGTTCATGTTGAAAGCAAGAATGAGATATTCCCCAATCAAGTCCATAGAACCTTTCTTTATATTTGTAATCAAACTTGTAAATTTTTGATTTCTCAAATTTGTATCCATATTTCTTTTTATAATATTTGTTAAATGTTTCTGAATTAGTCGAAATAAATCCACCCAATCCATCCATATATTCAACATTTTTTCTACCTTCAACTCTTGCTGCGTATCCCAATTCTACCGATGTTGAAAGTTCTTTGTTTTGTGTAAATGTATAATTATTTGGAATATGATGTAAGTTTTCCGTTTCATATGGAAAATGATACAATCCTACCCAAACTTTATTTTTAATTTTGTTTATTAATTCGTTTTCGTATTCCCAATTACCATACCAGTGCAAATATTCATCTTTATTTTGTTGTGCCATTAAAGACACTTTGGTTAAATTATGGAATACAATTGAGTCAATCTTTTCCAGGTTTTGATGAATAGCTCTGGTTGGAGTATAATGACCATGTAATATATGTATCTTTCTTGCACCTTCAAAGATTTCAATAATTTTATCTTCGGATGTTTCCCAAATATGGTCTATATCGATTGGAAATTCTTCGTAATTTGTAGGTTTGTGCCTATGGAAAAGAAGAAGTGGCTTGACTTCTAAATCAGGAGCCACTTCTTCTATCCAATTAGTTACCCATATATCAGCTCCGCTATTGAACCAGGGTCCTCCTGCGGTAGTGTAATAAACATCATACATTTATTATAAACCTTTTGAATTTATTTAGATTTGCAATTATCGCATTTACATTCGTAATTATCTAAATCCATTCTTAATTTTTCGATTTGTGTTTGTTGTTCTTTAATACCTTCAATTAATAATGCTACTAATTTATCGTATTTAACGGCTTTGAAACCATTTTCTCTCGTTTGAACTAATTGAGGTAATACTGCTTCAATTTCTTGTGCGATTACACCCACATCGTTTCCTTCGTATCCATGCTCAATTTTATTCTCAGCTTTCCAATCATAAGTGTTACCACTAATCTTAGAAATCTTATCCAATGCGTTTTCAATTGGAGTAATATTTTCTTTGAAACGAATATCTGAAGATGAGAATGCTACGATATCGTTTGCTGCATCAATTCTACCAGATGTTCCACTTGCTGCCATACCAATTCCTAATGAAGCGTGTTGAACATTTGAAGTAGTTAATAAGTTTTGGTTGATAACTGTACCATATCCAGTTGTTGAACTTAAAGTTACTTGAGATGAACCAGAAACAACTGTGTTAGAGTTCAATTGAGTTTTTACATCAGTTGCAAAATTTGTAGTTGAACCTGCAGTAATTTGTGATGAACCACTTACTGTACCTGTTGGTAAGTTTGCGATTGTTTGTGATGAACCAGAAACAATTCCTGCAGGTATAGAAGAAATATTTGCATATGTAATTTGAGATGAACCCGAAACTACTCCTGCTGGTAATTGTGCTTGCAATGAACCAGATAATACTCCGTTATTAGCGTTAATTGTACCATTAAATGAAGTTCCTGTTACTGAACCTGATATAGTTGTTGCTGCATTGATAGATAATGTTCTGCTATTATTTGCCATATTACCAAGCATAAATGCTTGTGACTCATAATCACCATTACTTACATAGAATTTATAACTTTCCGTAGTAGATGAAATAGGGCCTGCATTTGCACCTAATAAAAGGTTGTTTGTACTATTACCTGATAAATATGCACCTGCTCCATATCCTAATGCTGTACTTTTAATAAATACATCATTGGTATCGACAACACCATTCAATGCATTGTCACCAATTCCGACATTGTAATATCCATTATTTAATTTACCCGCTGCATTAGTTCCGATAAATATGTTATTAGAAACACTTGAACCGGTCATAGTCATAGCCGTAGCATAACCTATGGTAATATTATTACTATTACTACCACTTATACCAAATCCAGCCTGGTCACCAATTGCTATGTTTTCAGACCCAGTTGTTAATTTATATAATGAGCTTCTACCAATTCCCACATTGCCTTCACCCGATGTTAAAGATGGCATTATATCAATACCTAAAACAACATTCATATCAGGATTAGTACCTCTTCTACCAATTTGGTATTGGCCAACATTTACATAAGAACCAGTTCCAATTACTATATTTGCTTGAGAGTATAAACCATTAGGGAAAGTTTGAGAACCATCTGCATTTGTAGATAATGTTGATACAACTGTACCATTTGCCACAACTTTAATTGAACCAGTTGAAATATATAAATCTCTCCATATATTAGTTGCAGAACCTAAATCATATGTACTTGTTGTACCAGGTATAATTGAACCGGTTACATTTACATTACCATAAAGATTATTATTAGTTCCATCCCAACGATATTTAATATTACCTTGTCCATCTGCTAAAACTATATTATTAGATAAGGATGCTTCACCTGTATATTTACCAATTATTGTATTGTAAGAACCCGTAGTAATTAAATATCCTGCAGTATCCCCAATTGCAATATTGCTTTGACCTGTGGTATGCCATTCTAAAGCAGCATGTCCAATAGCTATATTACTACTACCACTTACATTTAGTCTTAATGCAAGTGTACCTAAAGCCGTATTATAATTACCAACATTGTCAGCTAAAGTATTTGTACCTAAAGCCGTATTATTAACACCTGTTGTATTGGTTGCTAGAGATGCATTTCCTACTGCAGTATTACCATTACCTGTTGTATTATTTTGCATGGCACCTGAACCTACTGCTGTATTACCATTAGCACCAGTATTATATCGTAAAGCACCCCAACCAACTGCAGTATTAGCATTTGTTGTTGTATTAGCTTGTAAAGTATCTGCACCAATTGCAGTATTACCAACACCTGTTGTATTAACTTTCAATGCATTAGAACCAATAGCTGTATTTATATAACCACTTGTATTTGTAGACAATGCAGTTACACCGACCGCAGTATTACTAGCTACTGAATTTAATCCTTTACCTACTGTTAATCCATTAACGACTAAATCATTTGGAAAATTTTGAGAACCAGCTGCAGTAATAGATAGTGTCGATACAATATTACCACCGGCTCCAATAAATTTGATTGAACCTGTTGAGATGTATAAATCTCTCCAAATTTTAGTCGCAGAACCTAAATCAAATGCGTTTGTTGTTTGAGGAATAAGTGATGAACTTAAAGATGCTATAACATTTACAGTATCAGCAGATGCATCACCTATTGTGATTGCTCCACCTAATGTTAAGTTACCATCAATTTTTGCGTTTCCTGTGATGTCTAATGATGAACCTGAAATGCCAGCGAATGAACCCTGACTTCCTGTTCCTGATGCTCCTAATGTAATATCACCGGTTTCTCCTCCAATTTGTAATGTTCCTAATGTAGTATTTACATAGGGTTCTCCGAATGCTAACGAACCGGATTTCTGTGCGGTAGTACCGCGTCTAAATTTAAGTCCCATTTTAGTTTACTCTTTTTTTTAGTTAAATTATAAGAAATTCCTTATACGATTATAAATATCTATTTGTTTTCCAAATCTTTTATTTTTGCAGATAATTCTTTTATAGCTTCAATTAAAAGTGGAATTATTTTTTCATATTGAACCGCTTTATATCCATTATCTCTATTTGTTACAATTTGTGGAAGTATTTCTTCAATTTCTTGTGCAATTACTCCTACATCGTTTCCTTTATGAGAATGTATTTCTTCATATCCCGCTTTCCAATCGTATGTGTTACCACTAATTTGATTTACCTTTTCTAAAGCGTTTACAATTGGAACTATATTTTCTTTTAATCGTATATCAGATGAATAATATGCAGTAATATCGCCAATTGCTCTAATTTCACCTGTGGTTGTTGATGCAGCAGCTCCAACTCCAATTGAATTAAATTGATAATCACCAATAGAACCACTATGAATAGTAGAGCCACCTAATATTTGTGAAGAACCACTAATTACTCCCGTAGGTAAGTTTGCGATTGTTTGTGATGAACCACTAATTACTCCAGTTGGTAATAAAGAAACAACTTGAGATGAACCCGATACCAATGTGTGAGTTGCTGATGCAACTTTTTCAAATGAACCAGTTTCACTTTCAGTAATCCAACTACCACTTACGGAATTTACAACCGCCAATGATGCTGAAACTGATTGTAAGTCAACTCCACCAAATGCTTGTAATTCTATATAATCTATTCTTCCTTCGTGATTTGATGCTGTCCAATATAATTCTACAATACTCATCGTTGCTGATGAACTAAATTGATTTAATGAAACAATTGATGCTGTCATTAAAGATGTTGAAATATATAAACTTGCAGTTGCACTATTTAAACTTCCGGTTGATGTTTCTAATAGTGTTAATCTACTTAAAGTTGAACTACTAAATTGATTTAAACTTCCTGTTGATGTTTCTAACAATCCTAATCTAGTATTAGTAGACTGAGTAAATTGATTTATATTCGAAACTGCAGTATTTAAACTTGCAGTAGTTGAATTTATATTTGTAATTGATGTATTTAAACTAGCCGTTGTGTTATTTATAGAAACTAATGATGTAGTTACACTTGCACTAAATAAATTCAATGATGCGGTACTTTCTTCAATTCTACTTAATCTTGTTGTAGATGTAGTTGATGTGGTTGATAAACTTACAATTCTACTATCTACTGATGTCGAATATGCTGTTACACTTACACCATTTAAACCAACAATAGTTGATGAACTTATTGAACCTAATGCTGCAATATTTGTATTAAAGTATAATCTTTGATTGGAATCTTCCCAACTCATTGATACATTTGCTCCTGCAATATTAAATCCTGCTCCATCTGCAATTCCAGATGTAGTCGAACCACTAGCTAATGTTATACTCTTATCTTCAATAAAAGTTTCAGTTGTATTTAATGATGTTTGTGTACCATCTACAATTAAGTTTCCTAAAATTCTAGTATTGCCACCGGTTACATCGATTGCCGTTTTTAGTGAAGCAGTATATGTGTTTAATGAAGATGTTGCAACATTCAAACTTGCAGATGTTGTTTCTAAATTATTTAATCTACCATCTCTAATGTCAATATATCCTTTTACTGCAAATTGTGTTGGAACAGTATCTTCACCTGTAATTCCTTGTGCGTTTAATAAAGTTGTATTATTACTTACTTCATTCAATATAACACCTACCCCTACTCCGTTTCTTTTGAATGGCCCTATTGCACTTAAACCTGATAAATTGAATTGGTTTGCGTCAATTGTAACTTCTCCAGTCAATTGATTTACTGCAAAGAAATCACCAATTTTTAAATTACCTATATTGTCAACTGTTGAATAAAATACTCTACCCGGAGCATATTCAACAATTTCTTTTGTTCTATTTGGAACTCCACCGAATTTTGGAAGTGCGTTATATGTAACACCACTACCACCATATTCCATAACCAATCCACCCGTTGAGATGTTTGATAATTGATGAAAATAAACATTATTTCCCGTTGTAATTGAAGGTGGTGCAGGATAAACTGTTACATATCTTTGATTTGCAGAACTACCGGTTGCAACATTTGTTACTAAATAATCAGTTCCATTTAAAATCATATTTGAAGAAACATCAACACCCCTACTCCCACTTTGTAATTGGAATAATATTGCATTAATACCACTAATTTGAGCTTTTCCGGCAACCGTTGTAGCTTGAATTGCACCTGGACCAGTTGGTGCTGCAATTACAAGATTTGGTTGTGATGTATATCCACTACCAGGAGTTAAAATTACAATTTGGTCAATTGAACCATTTGCACTAACATTTGCTTCTGCAGTTGCTTGAACACTTGCTCCTCCACCACTAATAGTCACACTTGCAACTGAACCCGTATAACCTGCTCCATCTTGTAGAATAACTGCACCAACTACTGTTGATGTCAATGTTTGTAATGAAGAACCCGTATTATATGTTTGAGGGAAATATGTTTTAGATACTAATCCTTCTTTACCAAAATCTATTACTGAATTTGAAATATTTGCAAAACCACCATTTGCTACTTTGAAACCATAGGTACAAAATGTAGTAAAACAAGATACGAATTGTGCATATCCTTTGTTGATTACTAAGTGACCAGGTCCACCCTGATTAACTTGAGTAAATGCATCTGCTACAAATGATTCTAATGGTGATGACCCACTTACTAAATTGCCATCAATTTTAATACCACCCCCCGCTCCTTGCTCATCAATTATGCCTGAACCAATTATTGCATTTGATTGATTTCTTACATCATTTATATTATATGGTAATGCTGCGTAATTTACATTTCCAGGTATAAGAGATAATAAAGTACCATCAGTTGTAAATGGTCCTGTAATTGAGGAACAATTTTGAATATATGGTGATGTCCCAATTACTGGTCTTTTTGATGATGGTGCTTGAATTGATACATGTGGTTTTTCACCTGCAACATATCCACTACCATTATTTACCATAGTGATAGAAAGTGTTCCACCACTTACACTCGCCGTCGCCGTTGCTACGGTTCCGCCGGCATCAGGACCTTCTATAATAACATTTACACTTTCACCATTAACATAACCACTTTCAGTATGAACCAATGTTATTGTACTAACACCACCTGCATTTATTGTTGCATTTGCGGTAGAACATGGAAATGAAAATGCGAATGCTGGATTTTGTAAATTTAAAAATCTCAATCCATAAAAATAGTTTCCATCATGACAATGGAAGTAATCTTTTGTAGGATTTGATGCCGTTAATCTAACTGTTCTTAATGTATCACCAACAATTGCAACTCCCGGTGGAACTGCTATTGGATTGTTTTCCGTATAATTACCACTACCAATAAAAATTGTAGTTCTTTGTATATTTGATGCAATAGCCGAACCTAAAGATGCAACTGCCGCTTTGATTGTTTTGAAAGGTTTGTGAGGTTCCGTACCATCATTAGTATCAATACCTTCGGGTGAAACATAAAGTCTCTTAGAACCACTCATAGCAGTCTCTAATAAATCCATTCTACCTTCATGATTAGAACCAGTCCATTCTAAATCTCCAATTCTAGTATTAAGTGAAGTGACATTGCCCAAACCTACTAAATTTGTAAATGAACCGGAGGTTGCATAAACATTTCTATATAATTTATTTGATGCTCCTAAATCATATGTATTAGTTGCATCGGGTATAATTGAAGAACTTAAATCTGCATTAAAAACAACACTGTCATTTGTAGTATCACCAATTGTAATTGTTCCACCCAATACAACATTACCACTAATATATGCACTACCTGTTAATATGATATCTCCAAATGAAGCAGTGTTTAATGATAACATTTTAATTGGAACACCGGCCGCCGCTGTGCCTACTTGGAATGCACTTTCTGCTGTATTTAAATATAATTCACCATTTTCTAATGATGATGTATTCGAACTATTACCTCTTCTTATTTGAAATATTGCTGCCATTTAATTCTTTTATGTTTCTTATAAATATAATAATATCTTTTTTCTTATTCCGTTGGATATAATTCGTTTATCACTTCTACAATCTTCCAACCAGATAATCCTTTCATCTGTTCTATCAATTCTAATAAATGAGTAGATGTCATTACCACCAATCCATCATAGATATAATATTGTTCACCACCATTCCAAATTTCATTACCATCAAAATCTTCAATAATTCTTTTATATTTTGTATCGTTTAACTTAATTATTTTAAGTTTCATTTCTTTTAATCTTGTTTCCATAATATTATAAATCTGTAAATGATAAAAATGCTGCTCCATAATTGTGATAATCACCACCCGAACCTGACCAATAGGGCCCGTCTTGATATCCGCTACCACCTGCAAAATAATTTCCATCCCAACATGCACCATACCACCAAGGTTGATTATTATAAAGAACTGAACAATTTGCACCGTATGCATCTTGGTCATTATTATATGTCGAAAAGGAAAAATTGTTTACCGCGTGATATGCATACCAACCAGGATTATCCGCTCCAACATCAACCGTTATACTTCTTGGGTAAATAAATGCATATGTTGAGGTAAACCCATTAAATTTCCATCTTGCTCTTTTTGTGTGACTTCCCGATATACTTACATTGGATGTTGCGACATATTGGCAAATCGTATCTCCTAAATATTTCCAATAAGGTAATCCAACTAATAAATTAAATCCTAAAGATGAATTATATGTTCCGGCAGTATTAATTTGTGCACCCGTTGCGGCCGCATATGTCAATCCACTCAAACCACCTGTATTTAATCTATTTGCTACAACCATTACCCACACTCTCTGATTATCAAATGTGAAATCACAATAAAATTGATTTGCACCCAATCCTCCTGGGTTTAACCAATATATACCATTTGTGTTTATTCCACACTTATTTCTTAACCAATTTGCAGATGGTGCAGCTTTTGCAGAACTAGAACCATCTAATGTAACTGGATTAGTTGAAACTCCGGTTATTCCAAATGTTCTATTATTAATTACACTACTTTGAATATTAATTGCCATACTATCTATATAATGTTACTCCTAATAATCCAAAAATATTTGAATAATAGTTGTATACTTGATTAATTTTATCCGTGCTTAATTCCGAACCATAAACCATACATGCATGCAAATATCCAGCTTGTACCGTTCCGGCATATCCACTACCCACTCTTATTGCACCACTTCTCAATATATTTCCTTCTTGTCTATTTGTGTAACCAGCCGTCCATACACCATTATTATAGTAAAATCCAGTAGTAGCCGATGCATTTCCATTTATTGCAATCATGTTCCATGCACCCGTTGTGTATGATTTAGATTCCGCATAATCATAATCTGGATATTGCCTATACCAACTTATGGTATTAGCAACTTCCATTGTACACGCTAACTCTTGTTGATATGATGCATAAGATGTTCCTGCTTTTTCAAATATTGTCCTTCTAGCTGCAAACCCTTCATGATAATAAATTAATATTAAAGTATACGCTCCTCTCATATCAACTTTATTTGCGTTTGCATCTGATGATTGAAAGTATCCAGAATCATTAAAGTCTGCACAGGGTATACCATTCAGTGATGTTTTCGGTGGTGCAGTATTAATAACACTCATTGGTATTCCTTGTGCGGAATCATACCAAGTTCCGCCATTATAATTTGTTGCATTTAGATTTAACAATAGTGTATCATCCGGAAGATGAAACTTATTTAGAGTTTCTCCCGAAGAATTAAAGTTTGTACTTTGTAATGTTTTAT